GGTTTCTTGTATGTATCCAAGCTGTACATATGGCCTAATCTTACTATCTTTTGATAGTGGTTATAACGTTATATATACTTGATACTTTAGTGAAAGTATATATAACTTATATAACACACTAACGACCTAACCGAAACGGTCCAATGTTGGACACTTTTAAAAGGAACTTTTATATGTTTGTTGAAGTAAAATCTATCTTGTCTGGTGATGTTCGTTCTAAAGAAATTGATGTGAACCTTGCACAAGTAAGAGCATGGCAGGATGGTGCCTTGATACAGGACGCTATGCCTAACATATCAGCAGAAGAGCGTGACTTCTTCAAGGGTATCTTTTGGAACGAGGCTTATCCTGATGATTTTGACATGGATAAGGATGATCTTACTAACAGCCTTGCTGTTGATATGCTTAATCCTGTAGCAGCATATTTAAGGGATCGTGATAATGAAAATTAAACAAGGTATTGTTAATCCTGTAGCTAAAGCTATGCTACAAGATCGTAAGCCGCCTCAAGTTGTCCTTCCTAAGAAGGGCAATAAGGCTAAACGTAATCGCCAAACGGATTTCCGTAAGGCATACAAGGAGGCAATGGATGGATGAAACTCTTAAACTTTATTAAGTTTATCAAACGGTCCAATGTTGGACAGAATGATATGACTTACAAGGAACGCCGCAAGGTGTGGCAGATTGAACGTAAGTCTTTACGTTATGCCAAACAGAAACTTCGTAGAAAGGTACGATAACATGACCTACATGATTTACCAACGGACCCTATCAGATGAGCAAGTCAAGCGTATTAATGCCCAACAGGACAGTGACTTTGCTTTAGCATATTTTGCCTTGCTGTTCCCTTCACATGAGAATGCCAATCAAAGGGCATTGGATGCCATTGAGCTTAATATGTATAAACATACCATGCTAATCAGTTGTACTGATGGTATGTCACTTACATTATCTGATGTATTCGATGCAGGTAATGGCTATGCCAGAGAGGGCATCAATGTAGTATCACTACAGAAACATCCTTCAATGTCGGTTGGTGATATTGCAGTTGACCTGCTAGAAAATGTAGCAGTAATGTGTATGCCAGCAGGATGGAAAGAGCTTGACATTAAATTAACACTGGCTTAAACACTTAGTGTGTATAACATAATAAGTATAGAGTTCTTTACGATATACTTATTATTTATATACTACACTTACTACCCCAACCAAACGGTCCAACATTGGACACTTTTACAGCATAGGAGATATGCACATGACTAATACTCTTACAAAAACTATCTTGAGTAGCGTAGCAAACTTGTTTGGCGATCTTGATCGTCCTATAGTCAAGTCAACTAACCCTGCTTTGTATGAGCAACACACCTTTCACATGTCGAAGGCAGCTTGTTACACATATAACTACAGCACCATTGATGATTACGTAGTAGAGAACTACATGACCATGACCGCTAAAGAAATGGCTTGTAACCTTAACGAGTACCATAATCGTATAGTTTACCGTATTGGGAAGCTGCAACAGCTTGGCATCTTGCCTCACAAATGCCCCAATATGACTGCCGAGGCCCAGCTACATAAAGAGTACATGCAGTCATGGGAAAAAACAACAGAGCTTTATAAAAAATTGATGGCTAAAAACTCTGCTGCTTTGGCAGGGTAATATGAAGGAACTTGAATTAAAGTTGCTCACCATGTGTGAGCAGCTACTGCCTAAGACTACTATGCGTTCAGATAAATCTTTAGTAGATTTACTGGTTAAAATACGTAAGGAATTGGAGAAATGAGTTATCTACAAGCATATGAAGTGACACTAGGCATTGATGATGTGCCTAGTATCGTATCACTAGATGATACAATGCCTAACGTAAGCGATTGGAAGTCTGCTGTTGAAACAGCTATGTTGTTGGCTCAGATACAAAGCCCATTGGCATCTATAGAGATGTTGTCGTGTAAGGAGTATACCCCTGATGAATTTACTGGAATTGACTATGCCTATCCTATACCACTAACCATCAACTAGTGTGTATAACATAATAAGTATAGAGTTCTTTACGATATACTTATTATTTATATACTACACTGTAACAAACTGAAACGGTCCAATGTTGGACACTTTTACGGAGTAACACTATGACTGCTGTTCACATATCAAACATGACTGGTAAACTTGCCGAGTTCCGTGCTATCAGCACAAACACCAAGACAAATACCTATTGCATGGAGCAACACGCTAAGGCTATTGAACACAAGACAGATAACATCTGTGGCGATTGCTACAGTCACAAGATGCTTGATGGCTTTCGTAAGAACATGGCCCCTGCCTTGCAGCGTAACAGTGACCTGTTGTCTAGCCGCCCATTGGAACCCAAAGAGATACCTCGTATCTTGGACAGTGTGTTTCGGTTCTCAGCACATGGCGAGTTGATTAACGATCAGCATATGGAAAACCTTATGGCTATTGTCCTTGACAATCCTTGGTGTCGCTTTGCCTTGTGGACTAAGCGTGTTGACTTTGTGTTTCGCTACATCAAAAAGCATGGCAAGCCTGATAACCTTAACCTTATCTATTCGAACCCTAAGAAGTCTCACATCATGTCTAAGCCACCTAAGTTCTTTGACAAGACATTCAACAATGTACTAGTACATGAGGATGTAGACAAACAGAATTGCACAGGACAGAAATGCAAAGATTGTCTGCTGTGTTATACAGTTAATGATGTTAAGACTATTGTAGAAAAAGTCAAGAAATACTAAGGAGTATTTACTATGAACCCGATCATTAACCAACGCCATGAAACGTATTGGAACCTACACAAAAATGTATTCTCTGTCCGAGTAAAGGGCAGAGTTATACAACACGTAAAGGCAGCGTCTATTCGTAACGTAACCTTTGCAGTACAGCCAGCAGGTAGGGCAAAAGTTCTGCTTGAAAAGCGCAAGAATGTCCATGCCTTTGTGCGAGGTGATTGGATGAAACCTTTTGATGATATTGATGTGTCTATCATAGAAGATTTAGATTGGTTTGAACGTGTCATGTACAACCCTTACCTTACAGGTACATTTGTATCTTGCAGTACAGGTGATGCAATCTATGAAGCAGATAGAGCTTGCTTTGTTATCAGATATAATAAGCCAGAGATATATGCTTGGAACGTGAGTGATAGGGAGTTGTAATGTCAAAAACACAAAAACGTATGGCACAACTAATGCAACCAATCCACAGACAGATAATGATGTGTGATACACGTGAGGAAACTATGATGTTGGCCTGTGCTATGCTACAAAGCACCATAAATATTCTTAATGCCTCTATTGGCATTGAAGGCCGTAAGGAAATTATAACAGAAGCTAATGAAAAGGATTAAATAGTATGCCTAACAACATGATAATTAAAATGCCTAGTGGCATCAGACTGTCCATCACTCAAGGTACAGGTATGATGGGTGATAGAGACACAGGCTCTATTGAAGTGGGTATCCTTGACAGTAAAGGCAACCTGATTGGTGATCCACGTGGCTATGTAGATGGGTCACAATTACATCAGATACTAGAGGGAATGCTGTAATGGTACTCACTGCCCTATCCTGCATTGCATTGAACGTATACTTTGAGGCACGTAATGATAACATGTCTGGTCAGTATGCTGTAGCTCATGTTGTACTCAACAGAGTACAGGATGATCGCTGGCCTAATGAGGTTTGCGAAGTAGTCACACAACGTAATGAAGATAACATCTGCCAATTCAGTTGGTACTGTGATGGCCTATCCGACAAGCCTGATGATGAGTATGCTTGGGCATATGCTCAGATGGTGGCGGCAGATGTACTACGAGGTGAAGTCCCTGACTTTACTGGTGGATCAACCCACTATCATGCGTATTATGTCAAGCCCTATTGGGCAGACATGATGCTATACCAAGGGGACTTTGGCTCTCATTATTTCTTTAGAGAAATAGATGGGCTGAACAGATAACGCTTGCTATCGTTACTAGTATAGGTTATGGTAGCTATACAACAGAGGCACAGTTGCCTTAACATTCCTGAAAGGAACACAATATGGCTTTAGATTTTATTCCAGACCACCTCGACTTCACAGTAGGTTTCGAGGACACAAAGATGGACAGCAAGAAGTATGTTGTCAATGCAGACAGTGGGCAGTACATGGGTATTGTCGGCAGCACATTTCAGTGTGCCTCACATGGCGATTTCTTTCGTGGTGTTTGGGACACTGTGACAGAAGAAATGGCAGCGGAAGAAACAGCAGACGCTGACTTCACATGGCGTACCGCTAGGGATGGGGCATGGGCTATGCTTGATGTTACCCTACCCAACATGCGTAGTAGTATCACTACAGATAAGCATGAGACAAGCATTGGCAATCGTATTGTATCTTTGCATGGCATTGATGGGTCATGTTCAAATCAATCGTACTTTGGTGCTATAGATTTCTTCTGTACCAATGGTATGATTACTGGTGATTATGACAAGGTGCGTAAGAAGAACACTGCCAACTTTACCCTTGAGGGTTTCATCTATGAGTTGACAAGGGCAAGGGCTAGTTTCTATGACAACGCTGCAAAGATGCAGGTGTGGGCTAACACCTCAACCAAGTATGTAGATGTTAAGTCTCTGCTAGATGACATGATTTCATCCAAACGTAAGGCAGAGAAAATGTTTTCTTTGTATAGTCATGAGGCCAGTGTCCGTGGGCATAACAAGTTTGCCTTGTACTCTGCCTTCACTAACTATGCATCGTATGCTGATGAACGTAATGGTTTCAACCTGAAGAATACAGGTAATGATACACAAGCGGTCAGCATGTGGGGCCGTGAGCAAGAGGTAAGCAAGTGGGTGAGTGATCCTAAGTTTATCACATTGGAAGCTGCATAATGACTAACCTTCCTCGCTTTGTACAGAAGCGTAAACAACCTAAGAGTGCAGCGTCCTATCGCTTCAACCCGCCTCAGTATCTAGTAGATGCTGGGGTGGTATCCCGTAAGGAATGGGGCAGTGATCTGAAGCAGGTCAAGGTACTCGCCGAAGAGTTGAATGACAAGATAGATATGTACCGTGATCAACAGGCGCAGCTTATCATGATCAAGCCTAGCAGTAGTGTTGCAGATTTGTCACACTATTATTACGCATCTAATGATTTCAAAGCATTACGTCCTACAACTAAGGTTGATTACACCTACTTCATTGGCCTGTTGATCAACAGTATAGGTGACAGGAAACACACTACTGTTACCTCTAAGGTTGCAAAGCAACTGTACGAAGAGTGGGTTACTAAAGGTATTAGCTACGCTAATCATGCAGCTACATGTGCTAGTCGTATGTTTAACTACGCTATTGACATGGAGCAAATACAATTTAATCCTTTCACTAATATCAAGCGTAAGTCTACACCACAACGTAAGGTAGTTTGGAAACATTCAGATGTGGTGAAGTTTCTGGACGTAGCCTTTGATAAGTACGAGTATCGTAATGTCGGATTGATTGTGGCTATGGCATACAGATGGACACAGAGATTAGGTGACATGCGTATGCTAACATGGGACACAATAGACTTTGATGAACAGAGGCTAAACCTTGAACAGTCTAAGCGTAGGGCAGAGGTATTCCTACCCATTGATGATGAGTTGTTTGAACTATTGAAGGATCAGCATGAGGACTTTGGCTTTCAACAGTACGTAGCACCTCACCCTGCCCCTGTAGATGGTGCCTTCAATCCATATGCTATGGAGAGATTGTCCAAGGTTGGACGTAAGGTAATGCGAGAGGCTGGTTTGCCAGAGAAACTACGGCTGATGGACTTACGTAGGACAGGGGTGACCCAGATGATGGAAGCTGGGGTGCCGTTGCCACAAATCATGTCAGTGACAGGACACAATCATGTTGCATCTGTGAAACCATACATGAAAAATACATACCTATCTGCAAATAATGCCTTGACAGCGAGGTATGCTCATGTACAATCGAACACTGTGAGTAACATAGGAAAGTGATTATGAAAGAATACAATGAAAAGACTATAATAAAAGCATTGCAATGGTTACTTGACAGTAGTGAAGATGTATTGCTTGGCAATGCTGTATCATCTGTCGGGACTTTATACTATGACACACATAATAGTTTGATAGATGCTATAGGTTTATTAGGTGGTGATGTTAGCAAGTATGATTATATTGATCCTGATAATCCAGATATAGATGGTAGAGTGTAATGAACATAATAGAAATCATAAACGACTTACAGCTTACTGTCGGTGACAGCAGACGCATGGCATGTCCTGTGTGTCATACTAAGAATACTTTTACTATTACTAATACTATGGGTAAGATAGTATGGA